AATTTACCTTACTATAATAATGGTCAATCAAATCGTTATGCAGTAGATAAGAATAATTCTAAACTATCTTTAGAGGAGTTTATTAAATACGCCAACGAATCAAAAATAGATAGAAAAACTTTAGACAAATTAGTAGAAGAAACCCACAGAAATATTTTACTAGGAACAAATCCAGAATTTGAAGATGGTCCACCATGTTTAGCTTTATGCTCAAAGAAAAAATTAGATGATGGCAGAGATCGATTTATGTACAACTACATGGTCTTTGCTAAAAAGAAATACAAAGATAAATGGCAAGATGCTGTATCAAAAGCAAATTATGAATATTTAGAAACTCCATGGGACAAATCAAAATTAGATCAAAAATTAAAAGCGTGGGATAAAGAAACTGCAAATCATACTTGTTATGAAGAACCTATTGTTGATAGATGCATGCGTAGTTTATGCTATTCAAGACCTTTCGGAGTTAAATCAGATACCACAACTTCTTTTCCTGAAATAACAGATTTTCAAATCATTATGTTTGCAGAACCAGAATATAGATTCAATGTAACACTTCCCGATGGAAGTAATGCCGAAGTAGTTGCAGCTAATAGAAAAATGATGACGCATCAAAAAGATTTATTAGATTTAATTTGGGAACAAACAGGTGTTTATCATGAACCTTTAAAACCAAAAGACTTTAGAGCAACATTAACGTTGTTCGGAAAAAATTGTCAAAAAATCACACCGCCTAAAGGCACGCAAATAAATGATAGATTGGAAGAAGAATTATTTCAATACTGTATTAACGGGCCACAAGCAAAACAAAGAAGACAAATTGCAACAGGCGCATGTTTAACTGAAGAAGGATTCCATTACTTTAAATGGAATTCATTCCTTGATCATCTAGGAAATAGTTGGAAAATTCCTGAAGACAAAATTGCTCAAAAACTAAAGGACAGATGTAAAGTAGAGTTTAATGTTTCTTTAAATGTAGAAGGTAAAACTATAAAAGTATGTAAAGTTAAACAACTAGAGATTAAACAAATTGAACACAAAGTTACAGAAAGAACTAAGGACAATTATTAATGAGATATAAAGTTATAGGTCCTCCAGGAACAGGAAAAACAAGAAGACTTTTAAAGGAAGTACATAGATGTGTTAAAAAAGGAGTACCGCTAGATCGCATAGGTTATTTTGCTTTTACTCGTAAGGCTGCAAGAGAAGCTAGGGACAGGTATCTGGAAAAAAATGAACATTTAACTAAAAAAGACATTCAACATTTTCAAACACTACATTCATTAGCTTTTAATAATTTAGGATTAAAAGAAGAAAACGTAATGCAAGAATTAAACTATAAAGCCATAGGGGAAAGCTGTGGAATACAAATTAAATATGCTTCTTATGAAAAGAATAGTTGGAATGGAATATTCACATCAGACAGCGAATATTTAAATATAATAAATTTAGCTCGTGCAAAACAAATTGATCCACTAGAACAATTTGATAAAAATGAACACTTAACCCATGTCGAAAGAAACAAATTGGACGCTATTAATAAAGAAATTAACCATTATAAAAATTCATATGAGTTAATAGATTTTACCGACATGCTGGACAGGTTTTTAAAGAAAGGCAGCATTGAAAATAAATTTGATGTAGTATTTGTAGATGAAGCCCAGGATTTATCATTAATTCAATGGGCTGTTATCAATAAAATAGAAAAAGAAAATAAGGCCGATATTTGGATTGCAGGAGATGATGACCAAGCTATTTTTGGCTGGGCTGGTGCAGATGTAGACTCCTTTATTAACTGGAAAGCAGAAGAAATTCCTCTGGAACAATCCGAAAGGGTTCCAAGTCAAATACAACAGGTGGCTCTTTCTATTATCGAGAGGGTAGAAGAAAACAGATTAACTAAAAATTATTATCCAAAAGAAGAAAAGGGAGAAGTTTTAAAACGATTCAGATTAACAGACATAGATATGACAAAAGGAGATTGGTTAATCTTAGCCAGAACTAATCATTTACTCAAACCTATTCCTGCACTTTTAAAACGACATGGTTTATTTTTTGAAACTGCGGAAGGAAATAGTATCAATAAATCTTTTTACGAAGATATTAAAACGTGGAAGGAATTTATACAGGGATTAAATCCTCCAGATATAAAAAGACAAAGACTTGAAGAACTAACAGGAGAAACAAGCCTTAATATTAATCTTAGTTGGTATGAAGCTTTTAAAAATATACCTCTTACAAAAAGAGAGTATATGCGAGCAATGTTGGACAATGACGAAAACATGTCAGAAAAACCTAGAATAAAAGTTTCAACAATTCACGGGGCTAAAGGTGGAGAAGCAACTAATGTTGTATTATTTTTAAATCAAACAATTAACACACTGAAAGGAGCAAAAAAGTCTAAATCTAAACAAGATGAAGAATATCGTGTTTGGTATGTAGGCATAACAAGATCTATGAAAAATTTATATTTAATAAAAAGTAATAATAAAAAGAAGGAGTTTAAAATATGAAAAAAAGAATACATGTAAACATGCATCACATTAGACATAACAAAAAACACGGAACGAACAAACCTGTGATAACTGTTAAAACTTCTAAGTCTAATAACTATGGACATGAAGTTGAAATACTAGGACCAAGTAAAGTTATATATCGTCCTGACAAACCATTGAGTTGTGGGGCTAGAGTTTGGATTGAGACAGAAAGCGAAGTAAATATTTCATGAGCCCATACGACAAACAAATTGGCGGATCACATTATCAGAAATTTAAAATTCAGCCAAGTAAATTTATAATTGAAAACGGGTTGCTTTATCCAGAAGGATGCGTTATAAAATATTTATTGAGACAACGATTGAAAGGAAAAAAACAAGATTTAGAAAAAGCAATTCACTATATAGAAATGATTATTGAAAGAGATTATGGCGACGAAACATTAAAAAGTCAAACCTTTGAATCTAATACCGAGGATATTATAAAAAAATGAAAGAGCCTTCTAGCCTTCCACATTACATGATGTTAATGACTCTTCTTTGTTTATACTGTTATTTAATATGATTTTTAAAGCACAGACAGAATGGGCAAAGCCCGAAGAATTTCCAGACTTAAGACAAGCAGATACAATTGCAATAGATTTAGAAACACAGGATCCAGATTTAAAATCTTTAGGATCAGGTGCTATAGTTGGAAGAGGTAAAGTTGTAGGTATCGCAGTTGCCGTTGATGGTTATTCAGGATACTTTCCCTTCGATCATGAAGGTGGTGGTAATCTTGAAAAAAGTAAAGTAATTCAATGGTTTACAGACATTTGTAAATCTCCTTCAGATAAAATTTTTCACAATGCAATGTATGATGTGTGCTGGATTCGTGCCATGGGAATAAAATTAAATGGAAATATTTATGACACCATGATTGCAGCGTCCCTCGTAAATGAAAATAGATTTAAATTTGATCTTGGATCTTTAGGTTGGGATTATTGTGGTCAAGGAAAAAATGAAACAGAATTAATTAATGCAGCAAAAGAATGGGGAGTAGATCCTAAAGCGGATATGTGGAAGTTACCTGCAATGTATGTTGGCAACTATGCTGAACGTGATGCACAACTAACATTAAATTTATGGAGGGCCATGCAGAAAGAATTAAGCGACCAGGATCTAGGGGCTATTTTTGAATTAGAGACAGACTTATTTCCTTGCCTCGTCGATATGCGTTTTTTAGGAGTAAAAATAAACGTTGAAGGAGCTCATAAATTAAAAGAAAAATTAGCTGGAGAAGAGAAAGAATTGTTACAAAAAATAAAAAAAGAAACACAAGTAGATGTTCAAATATGGGCGGCACGTTCAATTGAGAAAGTTTTTCAAAAACTTTCCCTATCATATGAGCGCACCGAAAAAACAAATTCTCCATCATTTACAAAAAATTTCCTTTCTTCTCATAAACATCCTCTAGTTAAATGTATAGCAAAAGCCAGAGAAATAAACAAGGCTCATACTACATTTATAGATACAATTATTAGATATGAACATAAAGGTAGAATCCATGCAGATATAAATCAAATTAGATCGGATAATGGAGGAACTGTAACTGGAAGGTTTTCTTATTCTAATCCGAACCTACAACAAATTCCCGCTCGCAACAAGGATTTAGGTCCACTGATTCGATCCCTGTTTTTACCAGAATCAGGTTGCAAGTGGGGATGCTTTGACTACTCACAACAAGAACCACGACTTGTAGTTCACTATGCATCCCTTGATCAAGATACAAGTGCCTTTAGTGTTAAGGACTCTTATTTAAATTCTAATGCAGACTTTCATACAATCGTAGCAAAAATGGCCGATATTCCAAGAGAACAAGCTAAGGTAATTAATCTTGGTTTATTTTATGGAATGGGTAAAGCAAAACTTCAAGCAGAACTTGGAGTCTCAAAAGAAAAAGCTGAAGAACTTTTTTTAATTTATCACAGCAGAGTTCCATTTGTTAAAAATTTAATGAAGTCGGTGTCAAACCGTGCTCAACAAAGAGGACAAATTCGTACATTACTTGGTAGACTTTGTAGATTCCATCTGTGGGAACCAAATCAATTTGGTATGCATAGAGCATTACCTTTTGAACAGGCTGTACAAGAGCATGGGGCAAGTATCAGAAGGGCTTACACCTACAAAGCACTTAACAAACTTATTCAAGGCTCGGCTGCAGATATGACTAAAAAATCAATGTTAGATCTATATAAAGAAGGTGTTGTTGCTCATATACAGATACATGATGAACTCGATTTATCAATTGAATCAGATGAAAAGGTTAAAAAAATTGTTGAGATAATGGAAAATGCTGTTAAGCTAGAAGTTCCCAATAAAGTAGATTATGAATCTGGAGAGAATTGGGGAGATATATAC